CGAACACCCACGTATGCAGGATCTAAAAAATGTTACAATTGAAACAAACACTACACAAATGCTACACTCAGAGTTCTACGATTATATCAACAATCATGAGCGAATTCGAGTTACATTTTCATGCTCGCCAAAGCTATCCGTTTCGGGCGAGTCTTGGCATGATGCTATTAAGCCTGATGTTGCTAATCAGTACAGCAGCGTTAACGGCAGCGACATTTACTTCAAGTTTGTTGTTGCTACTAATGACGACTTTGACGAAGTTACTCGGGCTGTTGAAGCATATCGTGCAGTCGGCATTGAGTGTCCAGTATATCTTATGCCGCTTGGCGGACGCTCGGAAGAGTACACTCTCAACGTTAAAGACGTGGCAGAAGCGTGTATGGAAAGAGGATGGCGATTCACTCCAAGACTCCACATTAGCTTATTCGGAAATGCCTGGGGAACTTAGACACGGTATGCCAGACAATTACTATAAAAATGAGCAACATAAACGTGCTATGACTGCTCCTATTAATCCTAAAAAAGAAGCAGATTTAGATTTAGAAAAACGTGTTAGAGAGGCAGGACTATAATGGGATGGTGGAATAAACTCGTAAGAGGTAAAAAGAAAGAGCAAGTTATAGAAGAAGTAAAGACTTCAGAAGAACAGCGCCGAGAAGCTTTAGAAGCAGAAAAAGAAGCAGCTACTAAAGCAGGCGATGCTTGGGTTGCTGTACTAGACACACAAATTAATCCTGAAAATATTCGCAATGGTTTCTTTGAGCTTGACTGGAACAACGAGTTTATTGAGCAATTATTAGATGCAGGGTATTCAGGTGAGACGCAAGAAGAAATTGTTGACACTTGGTTTAAAACTATTGTATTGCAAATGCTCGACGAAGAAGGACTTGACAATTCTAGAGAAATGGGTTATATTAATACAAGCAATATTGGAAAAGGCAAGTCAGAAGTATCATGAGCACATATATTTTAGTAGACACAGCAAACACTTTCTTTCGTGCAAGACATGCTGTACGTGGAGATCTTGACACAAAATTAGGCATGGCACTACACGTTACACTTAACAGTGTAAAGAAAGCATGGGAAGACTTTGATGCTGATCATGTTGTGTTTTGCTTAGAAGGACGTAGCTGGCGCAAGGATTATTACGAGCCATACAAGCGTAATCGACAAGTTACTCGCGATGCAATGACTCCTACACAGCAAGAAGAAGACACATTGTTTTGGGAAATCTTTGACGAGTTTAAAGACTTTATTGGTGAGAAAACTAATTGTACTTCAATACGTCATCCACAACTAGAAGCAGATGATTTGATTGCAGGTTGGGTGCAAGCACACCCTAATGACGATCATGTTATTATCTCTACAGACGGCGACTTTGCACAACTTATTAGTCCTCGTGTACGACAGTACAATGGCGTAAGCAATACTACAATTACACACGAAGGTTACTTTGACGACAAAGGTAAGCCTGTGATTGACAAGAAAACTAAAGAAGCAAAGCCTGCTCCGCAACCTGACTTTATGTTGTTTGAGAAATGTATGCGTGGCGACACTAGTGACAATGTGTTTAGCGCCTATCCAGGTGTACGTAAAAAAGGCACTAAAAACAAAGTAGGTCTTATCGAAGCATTTGAAGACAAAAGCACAAAAGGCTATAACTGGAACAATATGATGCTACAGCGTTGGACTGATCATGAAGGTGTAGAACATCGTGTGTTAGATGATTACAATCGAAATGTTGTATTGTGTGATCTTACAGCGCAGCCTGATAATATTAGAGAGATAATTAATAATACTATTGCAGAAGTAGAGCCTAAAGACGTTACGCAAGTAGGCATGCGTCTTATGAAGTTCTGTGCTAAATGGGATATGCAACGTATTGCAGATCAAGCACAATATTATAGCAAACCACTTTCAGCGAGGTACCCTAAATGACAGTAAAAGCAAAAGAAGTATTAAATGGTAAATTTTGGATTGTAGAGGATAACGGAGTACGTGTTGGTACTCTTTGTTACAACGAAGATCAAAAATATATGTACACATGTGATAACGGTACAGCATTTTTTGATAATGAAAGACAATTGAATCTCAGTCTAGGTAAGATTGTTTGGGGCGGAGTAGAAGCAACACTTAAAGATGAACGCAAAGAAGTACATGGATTTCCTGCAAGTGTAGTGCCGCAAAACACTATGTATGATGTAAAACGCAAACTTCCGTTGTTTACTAAGAGTGCAAAATCAAAGAGTGTATATTGTGCAGGTTACTACATTGTTCGCTTTGAAAAAGGCTGGGTACGTAGCTTTTGTCCTAAACTAGACACATGCGAAAAATATGAATTTAAAGGTCCATTTAAAACAGACTTAGAAATGCGCACGGAGTTATCAAATGCAAACAAAAGAACCTCTTAATACCTTCCCTATTCAAACTTTTATTCAACAAGTAAAGGCTGCTGAAAACGGAAAACAAAAAGAAATCCGTATGGATATGAATACAGCAAAAAATCTTGCACTTACTATGGGTATTGTAATGGCTAGACTGCAAGGTGATCTTGAGAAGTTTGTAAAAGAAAATGCTAGTGCAGGTTCTAATGAAGCTGTAGATATTACAATGGATGGCGGTTCTAACTGGAATTAACTGAGTAGATAACCCTAAAAAGAGATAAATATATGCGTACATAACTAGGAGTATGCATATATGAGTAGACCTAAACCTACAGTCGTATTAGAGCATGTAAACAAAAAAAGTTATAAAGCAGAGCAGATTCTCGAAGCAGAAGCAATCTGGGCAGTGTTTTATAAGGGGCAGCCTTTTAACTTAAAGTCTCTAAACATAATTACCAACTACCCAGGACCCAAGTATAAGAAAGTAAGCTTTAGTAATCCTGGGCATGCACACAATCTTGCAAACAAATTAAACGAACTTTTTAACTGCAAAGAGTTTGAAGTGTATAAACTTACTACTGGCGAAGTAGTACACGAAGAATGATCTCAAAAGAATCATATACTAAGATATTTTTAAAACAGTCTGGAAAGGCTATATCAGATGCTAGTGTCAAAGAGTATATGCCTCTGTGGTGGCAAAATACTAGAGAAAAAGCCACTGGCGGTCTTAGGCTAACAGAACGTGGGTTCGACTTTATACAAGAAGAACTTAAACTTACTGTGTACGAAGTTCCTTATCCTAAAGACATGCCTATGACTACACAAATTATTATCTTCTTAGATCAATTTATTGATTGTCCATACTTTCTTACCAACTACGGAATATGGGTAACGAACGAAAAGAAAGCACTTGAACTACATCTGTTTAGCGGAGACCTTCGCAAGTACGGTCTTACAAAAGCAATGAAAAGGCAAGAAAAAGAATAAAAGTGGTTGACATTTCCTACAGTGATGCTATTATGTATACATAGTTAGAAATAAGCACTGATCCAACTAAGAGGAATACATTATGGATACCGCAACACGCACAGTAAGCCCAAATAGCGCAAAAGCTTCTATCAAACATGCTATTCTCAAAAAACGTCCTATCTTTCTTTGGGGACCTCCAGGTATTGGTAAATCAGACATTGTACATCAGATCGGCGATACAGTAAATGCGCATGTCATTGATGTTCGTTTGTCACTTTGGGAGCCTACAGACATTAAAGGCATTCCGTACTTTGATAGCAATGCAAGCACTATGGTTTGGGCTCCTCCTTCAGAACTTCCTAATGCAGAAATGGCAGCACAATACGAGAACATTATTTTGTTCTTAGACGAGATGAATTCGGCAGCGCCAGCAGTACAAGCGGCAGCATACCAATTGATTCTTAACCGTAAGGTTGGTACTTACAAATTGCCAGACAACGTAATGATTATTGCGGCAGGTAACCGTGAAGCAGACAAGGGTGTTACATATCGTATGCCTGCTCCTTTGGCTAATCGCTTTGTACACTTGGAAATGGCAGTTGCATTTGATGACTGGTTCCAGTGGGCAGCCGACAACAAAATTCACAAAGACGTACTAGGTTATTTGACTTTTGCTAAGAAAGACCTGTATGACTTTGATCCTAAATCTCCAAGCCGTTCGTTCGCAACACCTCGTTCATGGTCGTTTGTAAGCGAACTGCTCGAAGATGAACTTGACGAAAATACAACTACAGATCTTGTGTCCGGCGCTATCGGCGAAGGTCTTGCAGTCAAGTTTATGGCACACCGTAAGGTTGCCTCTAGTATGCCTAACCCTACAGACATTTTGCAGGGTAAAGTAAAAGAGATGAAGGCAAAAGAAATCAGTGCAATGTATTCCTTGACTGTGTCTCTTTGCTACGAACTCAAAGAAGCATGCGATGCAGGAGATAAAAAGTTTGACGACAAAGTCAACAACTTCCTGCGCTTTGCAATGGACAATTTTGATACTGAGCTAGTTGTTATGGGCATTCGCCTTGCACTTACACAGTACAGCTTGCCTATTGATCCAGACGAAGTAGAGTGCTTTGATGAGTTCCATGAGCGTTTTGGCAAGTATATTAGTGCCGCGCAACAGGCATAACAACATTAAAAGCGGGTGTAATAGCCCGCTTTTTCTGTTTTTTGGTTGACAAATCCTGTAAATATTGTTATTATAGCATTATAGAAATTAAGCAAGAGGTGCGACATGGCTACTAAAGATACAGCAAGCAAACTTAAAAATTGGACACCTGACCCAGACATTACGGCAGAAGCACTAGAAGAAATGCGTGTAGAAGTATACGATCGCATTATTGTTGCACGAGTAGGCTTGCTACTGCGTCACCCTTTCTTTGGTAACATGGCTACACGTTTGCGCATTTTGGCAGCAGATGACTGGTTGCCTACTGCCGCAGTAGACGGACGTAACTTGTATTACAACACACAATTCTTTAACGCAATGGACAATAAAGAGATTGAGTTTGTTATTGCACACGAAATCCTACACATGGTATACGATCACTTAGGACGGCGCGGCGACCGCAATCCTATGTTGTATAATATTGCAGCCGACTATGTTGTAAACAACTTACTAGTACGTGATCGCATTGGCACAAAGCCTAGCATTGTAGATTGTTTTCAAGACTTTCAATATGACGGAATGACTTCAGAAGAAATTTACGACAAGTTGTTTGACGATGCTAAAGAAAAAGGCAAAGAATTACAGAAGCTTCTTGATGACCTTGAGAACGAAGGTGAAATGCTAGACGAGCATCTCGACATGGATGACGGCGACAGTGACGAAGGTGAAGAAACTACAGACAAAAACGGCAACAAAGTAAGCAAGAAAAAGCCTAAGTACTCCAAAGATGATCTTAAGAAGATCAAAGACGAAATTAAAGAGGCTACTATTAATGCCGCGCAAGCCGCAGGTGCTGGTAATACTCCTGCAGGTGTACAACGTATGATTCAACAACTCACTGAGCCTAAGATGAACTGGCGTGAGATTCTACGTCAGCAGATTCAAAGCACTATTAAAAGCGACTTTACAATGAGTCGTCCGAATCGCAAGGGTTGGCATACTGGTGCTATTTTGCCAGGTATGAACTTTGCAGATACTATTGACATTTGCATTGCACTAGACATGTCGGGGTCGATTGGTAATGCACAAGCTGAAGATTTTTTAGGCGAGATCAAAGGTATTATGGACGAGTACAAAGACTACAAGATTAAAATTTGGTGCTTTGATACAGACGTATACGGTGAAGATGACTTTAGTGCAGATGACGGGCGTGAGATTACTGACTACGAAATTACAGGCGGTGGCGGCACTGACTTTATGGCGAACTGGAAGTATATGCACGAAAACGGTATCGAGCCTAAAAAGTTTATTATGTTTACAGACGGCTATGCGTGGGACAGCTGGGGTGAAGATGACTACTGCGAGACTATCTTTATTATCCACTCGCACCATAACAAAGAGTTACAAGCACCTTTTGGGATTACTGCACACTATGATGAGGTTGCATGATGCTTGAAAAAAGAGGCGTAGTTAATCCAAAGAATTTCTTTGACATTCGAAAATTAGAGTTCGAAGCGCCTCATCTATCTTACATGGATATTCCTGTAAGTTACAATATAGAAGACGCCCTATCTAAATGGATTGATTACAATTTAAAGAATAGGTACTATATTGGAAAGTCTGTTGCTATTAACTCTAGTAATAGGCTAGACACACACATTAGAGTAGGATTTGAAGATCCTAAAGAACTATCGTATTTCGCTTTGGCGTGTCCACATTTGAAATACAAATAAGTATATAAGACAACTAACGGAGGATATAATGTCTGAACAAGCTCAAGAAGCACAAGGTGTAGAACTAACAGTACAAGACCTTGCTGTAATTCGCTCTATCATTGATACAGCTAGCACACGCGGTGCATTTAAAGCAAACGAACTGGAAGTAGTAGGCAAGACTTTTAACAAATTGGACACGTTTTTAAATAGTGTACAACAAGCTCAGGCTAACGAAGCCGAAGGAGAAAAGAAAGATGGCTAACTTAAAACACGTAGGTAGACTAATCAGTAACAGACGTAAAATTGCTGTTGCTTATCGAGTACTGCCAAATGATCCAGAGCATTGTCTTATTGTAGATACTGCTAGTCTAACAGCACAAGACCACGATAGTCTTATTAGATTAATCGAAAGTGATACTGCACAGTCATCATCTGACTTAGCAGATGCAATGGCACGATCTCGTCTAGCAGACGGAAGTGTTATGCTTAGTGCATTCCACAAGCGTGGCAAATTGCAAAAAGTAAGAACTGACGCTGTCGAACTTACACCTAATACTACAACTGCTGTAAAGCTTTCTGAGATTAATCAGATTGTTGCAGAACAGCAGGGTATTACTGTAGCAGACCTTGCTCCCAAGGAAGATAACTCTACACAGGTGAAAACAGTAGCAACTGCACAAGAAGTTCCTAGTTCAGAAGTACTTGCTGAATCAAATGCTGCGCCTGTAGACGGTGTGCTTACAGACGATGTGCTTGCAGCTCAATACCGTTCACAAGCAGATGCATTGTTCAAAGAAGCACAAGCATTACGTAAGCAGGCAGAAGAGCTAGTGCCTACAAAAAAGAAAACCAAAGCAAAGGCATAACCGAGCGTTATGCTTTTGGCTAACCTATAATAAAAAGCGAATATTCTTTAATGGCAGGAACAAAATTACCGCCTGAGATAATTAAGCATTGGCCAGAGGTTTTTAAAGACATTGAAGTAGAAATGGTTCCAATGGAATATATTTCTGCAATAGAAGTAGAGTTTTTAAATGGTGATGTATGGATTATTGATTGCAAAGGAAACGAAGCAGCAAACGATATTGATATTGCAGAAACTCTCGAAGATCTTTTGATCGAGTACGAGGAAACTATCGATAACGTTGATCTACGAATCGATAGCGCAAAAGTCAAACGAGATATTCAAAAGACTACTAAAGCATTCTTAAAGAACCCAAAACGATTTAGGAAGCGTAAAGGTGGGTCCTGAAGGTAGTAAATTACAAGTATCCGAAAGTGGACAAGACTTTTTTGTATTAGATCAACTATACTACAAACAAAATGGGTTCTTTGTTGACTTAGGTGCTAGTGACGGCATAACTGGTAGTAATACCTTTATACTAGAAAAGTTCTATAAATGGGATGGCATATGTGTAGACCCAAATCCTAGTACACTAAAGAGTTTGTGCGGTTCACGTGATGTAATTATAAGCGACTTATGCATACATTCGGAGACTGGAAAAATTCTTCCTTTTCAATTTTTAGAAGATCAAAGTTTGTTTTATGGTTGGAATTTTCGAAGTGGTCTTAAAGATGTAATCGAAGATCCAGGCAAAGATTTTTCAGAAATCAATGTACTAACTGTAAGTCTTAATGATTTATTAGAATTATACAAGGCGCCTCGTGTAATAGATTACATTAGTCTAGACATAGAAGGACACGAGTTTGATGTATTAAGTCATTTTGATTTTGATAAGTACCATATTAACTGTTTAACTGTAGAACACGATTCAGGCAAACAACAACAAAAAATAAAATTTTTACTAGAGTCAAACGGATTCGAACACTATACTGATACATTCTGTGATAATGAAGATTGGTATGTAAACAAGAACGTTATAAGAAATCCGTAAAAGGCATAAATACAATAGCAATTAAGATTCAGGAGTTTACGTAAATGGCGCTACGACTAAGAAGAGGCACTGACGCAGAACGTCTTATTATGACGCCGCCCGAAGCAGGCGAGCTTATCTATACCACCGATACTAAAGCAGTATATGTAGGTGATGGTACTACAGTAGGAGGCCTACCAGTAAGTGGTAGCGCATTAGGTATTGACGACTTAGGAAATGTCACTGTTACTGCGCCAAACGATAATGACATCCTAAAGTGGAATGGTACTGCATGGATTAATGTTCCTCAAGAATCTTTAGAAAAGCCAGGTAATATTTACGGTACTGATAGTACACTCCTTATTGATACTGATAACAGTGTTATTGTTGGACCTATTGTTACTAATACTCCGATCATCGGCGATGTTGTTGGCGATTTTACTGGCACATTAACTGGCGATGTTGTTGGCGATGTTGTTGGTACACTTACTGGTAATGTAATTGGTACATTAGACGGTGACATGACAGGTAGTGTATTTGGCGATGATTCAAGTGTGATTGTTGACGGTCTAGACGGAAGTATACATACTGGTAATATTTCAACTCCTAGACTAATACTTAATAATGTCAATCAACCAGGTGACGGACTAAATGGTGGAATCGGTGAAGTTAATCTTGATATTGTTAGTAATGATAATCGAAGTCTTTTAAATCTTCGAAGAGTATCAGAGACAGACCTAACAGGTGATATAGCAACTATTTACGGCACTGTTACGTTTGGTAGAACGGATGTAAACGGAACACTAACTACAAATATATTCTTTGGTAGAGAAAACGGAATGTATTTTGGTAATAACCCTACTGGAGTTTTTGATGACGGATCGTATTTTATGGTCTGGAGAGATAACAAACTAGGGGTTGGTACTGCGGCACCTACTGAAACACTTGATGTAAATGGTAATGCTGTAATTTCTGGGTTTGTACAATTTGGCAGTTTAACTACAACAGAGCGAGATGCACTAACTGCTGCAAACGGAATGGTTATTTATAATACAACCAATGACAAGTTCGAAGGCTACCAAAATGGCGCTTGGATTAATTTAGACGACGGTTTAGCTGCTTCTTAATTCTTAAAATAAACAGGGCAGTGTTGTATTCAATACTGCCTTTTTTCTTGACTAAATTACTTAAATATGCTAGTATAGTAAAAATAAGAGGAATCTGTTATGAAACCTGAAGATAATACATTTCGTATACTATCAATTCAGACAACTTATAAATGTAATATGACCTGCGCTAATTGTTACTTAGGTGACATGTTAAATAATCCAAACTATGAAGATGTACACATCGAAAGATTTGAAGATGCTATAAGTAGATTACCTAATAAAACAGAAATCAGATTCATAGGTGCAGAACCAACTATGAATGATAGTCTTTTTGATATGATAAGAATTGTTAAAAAATATAATCACCTTCCTTCTTTACTAACTAATGGTCTAAAACTTGCCCAAGAAGATTACGTTATTAATCTTAAAAAGTCAGGGCTAAACTTTTTAGGATTGAGTATGAACGGCGGGCTTGACGACGAGGTATATAAAAGATTTGATAATGGTAAATTTGCAACTGTAAAGAAAAGAGCATTAGAAAATTGTATAAAACATAAACTTGTGCCGCATATCAATATAATTGTTGATCCTACTAATATACATATCCTAAAGCCTTTGTTATCTTATATCGAAGAATTATGTAAAAAGTATAATAGAAAATCAGGTATTAAATTTCCTATAGTAATACGAATTAAATCAGTAGGCAATATGGGAAATTATTTAGATACTTATACATACAATATAAACGAACTAATAGATATTGCAAAAGAAAACTTTGGAGAGTTTGTACCTAAATTTGAAGTAAACGGCTATAAAGAAACTAATACATGTGTATATCAGTTTGAATCTAAAGCAGGCACTATATACGGTAAGTGTACTGACTGGACTGTAGACGATGATGGCTTGCCAGACAGAGGAAGTAAAAGAAGAGGCATACTTACCGAAGACTACGAAATCGAACCTTTCTTTGAATATTATGAAACAAAAGTAGACGGTCCTAGAAAGATTAAATTGGAGTTAATAAAATGAAAAATAGAAACGAATTACCAAACTTTTATAAAATGCCAAATATGAAAGTTGATACTGAAAAACTATTACAATGCTTTAGAGATTTCGAACCTAGTAAAGATCAGCTTGTTAACAAATGTGGACCATATTTATTAAACGACGAATATGAACAAACATATGTTACATATACAAGTGACAAAGATGCTATGCTTAGAGACAAAGCAGATGAAAGAACTTATACTAATCTATATGAAAAGTATAAAGGCACGTATGTTGAAGAAGTGTTAGATAGTTTTAAATCTCCATATACACGAACAAGATTAGTTGTTCAAAAGCCAGGTGCTTATATTTTACCGCACATGGACTATGATACACGATTTAGTATTAGATTTTTTATTCCGCTTGTTGCTAACGAGTGGAGTTGGAATGCTATTCAACGAAAAGGTCAAAAGTTGCCAGAATTTCAATACATGCCTGCAGACGGTTCGGTGTGGTTTGTAAACGTAGGACACAAACATACTGGATTTAATTTTGGTAGTACTGATGCAATAAAGTTAATAGTATCAATTAATGGACAAGAAGACTTGGATGTTTTGAATGATATCAATTGAAGATATACTCGATTCTAAAGAAGAACTTTTAAGATTAACTGAGCTTGCAAAAGAAGACTCGTTTTCTAACTTTAATAAATTTGAAAAACGAATACCCGATTATTTAAATTATCATGTAGCAAAGTATAATGACGAAGTTATTGCAATGTCAGGCATGTTTAAAAGTAAGCAATGGGATCCGAAGTTTGTTAGAATAGCAGACCGTACTTACTACTTTAAAATAGCTAGAAGTGGTTCATTATCTTTTTTAAATGAAAATAAATTAAAGGCTACAGCTTCAACATATTTTTTGCCATTACATGTGAAGATAGCAATTGAAAAAAACTTAATTCCGTTTTTTTCTATATCTGGTATAAAAAGAAGAGCTGCAATGGTTAAAGTAATCGAGAGATGGAACAATAATAGCGATAACGAAAATAAATTTATATTATTACCTGAAATGTATTATACATGTAATCACGATATTTCAGAAAATACAAATGAAGCATGTTGGCAAAACATTGCAATATTAGATATTAACGGTCACGAAGACTTTAACTTGCCAAGTAGACCTATAAATTAGGAAATTAAATTGCTAGTTAAGAAAATCAAAAACAATTGGGTAAGTGAAATTCTAGATGTAGATTGTGCTAATCTTACTTCATCTGAAGAAAAACAAATATATGAAATATTTGCCAAACAAAAAGTAGTTATATTTAAAGATCAATCT